GCAATGCTAGTGATTGATCTACGGACGCGATGCCCATACGATTCTCCTGGTAAGGAAATTCGCTGTAGGTCGCGCCCTTTGCAGCGGGCTGCTGTGTCTTGGCGACTGCCAGTGTGGTGCTGTGCGGCGTCTCAGGCTCCGTTTAATCGGGCGGTGCCGTTATGCCTGTCGATGCCGGTGAAACTTTGTTACATTACTGCTATTTACGCACTTCTCAGCGCGTAAAGTCAATAAAATCCGTCATGCTGTCTTCGGACGCCACTTGTACAGCCCCTTTTCGCCAACAAGATATGCTTCCTGCCGCGCCAGCATCCCGTTTGTCGTGCGCCGCAGATCTACTTGCTTGCCTAGCGTCTTCGGATGGCCGGAGAGCCATTGAATCAGGTTTCCTGCTCCATCTTTGGTTGGCTGCGCGTTCTGGACCGTCTTCTGGCCGTTCACATTGCCATTCTGAGCCGTCTTCGATGCGCCAGCGGACTTCTTTGCGTCGATCACGGCCTGCGTGTGCCGCTGCGTGATCCCAGCGACGATCTTCTGCTGCTCCGAGGTCGCGCGATCCACATACGCCTTGCGGTTGCCGTTCAAAAGGTACTGCCGCATGGCCTGCTTGTACTTTTCGTTGACTGAGAGCCGGGTATTCACCTCTTCGTTCACCGCGGCGCGGATTTTCTCGCGGTCGACATCGTCCAGCGTCACCTTCTGCTGTGCGGCAACGCGATTCATCTCCGCAGTGCGGATTTTGATGCCCTCGGCCTGGGCCGCCGGCTGCCACTCCGCCCGGTTCGCGCGAATGGTAAGCCCCTCGGTCGTATCTTGGCCTTGATTCAGCGTTCCCGGCTGCTCCGCCTGCCCCTCTGCCTTTTTAGGCGTAATTGGGTTCTTTGCCATCTTGTCCAGGCCGTCGAAGGCACCATAAATGGCCTGAATCGCCTCCACGACGCGGTCTTTTCCGGGGAAGTCGGGCATGGAGGGCAGAAATGTCTCCAGAATGGCAAACTTGAGAGGAATCTGTTTGCCGTCGAGATACCCTTTGGCGCTCCTGGAAACATATCCGCTGAATGCGTCGGGATTGACCTCCGCGAATTCATCCATGGCCATGGGAACGAGCTTCTGGAAGCTCTCGGAGTTGGCTGCGATCATGTCCTTGATGATCTGACCATCCGCCTTCTGGAAATTGCTGTCGAAATCGCGCCAGAACTTGCGCTCTTCAAGGGTATTCTGGACAATCTGCTCCGGCGTGTGGCCAGCGTCCGGATCGTCGGAGAGCTTGGCGAGGATGCCACGTTCGGCCTCAAATGCCTCAAGGTTGCCGCCGGAGAGCTTGTCGGCTTTGTCGGCAATGTGAATCGCATTGCGGATACTGCGCTGCTCGGCTGCGCTCAGGCCGCCGGCTTTGAGCTTTTCCTTGACCGATTTGTAGAGTTCCGCCCCGCGTAGATGCCCAGATTCTCCGGCAACCGGGGTATCTGAGTTGTCAATAGCGTCTGTGGTTCCTGTTCCGCTTGAACTTGAAGTATCGGTTGAGATATCGGTTGCTGCGCTACTTTCGACCAACCCCGCATCTGCCGCCGGGGCTTCCAGCGTTGCTACTGCGCCGTCGTCTGGCATGTATCTCTCCTACATCGTCGGTTGGCCAGGTGCGCCCGGAGGTTGGGCATTAGCCTGGACTTGTGGATGGGCTTGGGGCGACTGTGTTCCAGGCGCTCCCTTCGGGGCGGGCGGTGGGGGCATCATTGCTTGCTGCGCCATCGCCTGTTGCTGCAAAAACTGCTCGTGCATGTCGGCGTGCAGCTCCACGTTGCGTACATGCGGATTGTCGGAATATCCGGGCATGGGCGGCAATGGCGGTTGCGGGCCAGCTTCCGCTTCGAGATCGCCCTGCACTTCGAGCCGCCAGCAGGCATCACTCGATAGCCACCGCTGGCACTGCGCAAGCTCCCACTTATGGTAATCGCGCTTCTTTGGCTGAATCGACGGCAATTCATCCGGCGGCGGCTGATAAGGCGGCTCAGGCAAGCCCGCCTGTTGCGCCTGGATAGCCAGTGCCGCGTGCTGCTGCTGATAGAGTGCGACCGCCGGATTTGGGACTGGAGCCTCGCGGATGAGAATGTCGATCTCGCGTATCTGCTTCCGCGCCGCCTCTGCCGGGATAACTGAGAAATCCTCGGCTAGTCCTTCAATCCGCATAACCTCTTCCCAGTTCTCCGGATCGTTGATAAACTCGGCCCCAATGGGCGAGGTTGCGATCTGCGGGAGTAACGTGGCTAGCGTAGCCCGCTTTGCCGCCGTTGACTCGGGAAAAGTCGAATCGGTATCCGGCTTGCAATGGAACGAGCCTCGAGATAATCTCTGCAACTGAATCGTCGCTGTCTGCTTGTTGCTCAACGCAACCGTGATCTCTTTGGCGTGATCCGGGTTCTTCGATGCGGCTAAGGCGGCTTTCTTGTAAATCCCGGCGAAGACAAGTTGCACGCGGCTCCATGTCGGCCCGAGAATCCCCATCGACTGCGCTTTGTCCATTGCCCGTTGGCTGGCGGTTTCATCATGCGGCCCAGCCACGCCTTCAAGCGCCGGGGAAGCGCCCGTAATGTCCTGCGAGAGCGGCCCGCGGTAGTCCTCCATGCACTGCACGAACGTCTCAGGTGCGGTCATGTCAGGCTCTTTGTAGAACTGATTCTCGACTGGAAGCTCGGGGCCACCCAGCGGATTCTTCAACAGTGCGAATTGCGCCGGCCTTGCCTGTTGAGCAACGAACGCATCGTAATCCTGCTGATCGCCCTTGAACCAGGTGACAGGCCATCCCTTTTCGTAAAACTCGCGCTCGGCATTCTTGAAGTCGTTAAAGCCATCCTGAATGGGAATCATCGGCTCCATCAGTGCGCCGCCGGTCAGCGAATCCCGCTTCTCGCTCATCATGATGTCGATACAATCGTCCATCGAATCCGGGGTTGACTCGCTATACACCTTGCCGATGTAGACCACATGCGCGCCCTCGGGATAGAGCTTGCGCAGCATGTCGCCTACCTTCATCGGCTCGCCATCCTCATTCGTGGCGGGCTCGCGCACGTAATCCTCTGCTTGCTCATCCCAACCGGATGCTCCGGTGTAGACCTTATCGCAGCATGTGGCGCGGAAAGCGGCCGGCCGGATGAAGGCGTGCAGCTCGGTCACCAGATGATTCAGCGCATTGGAAATCTGGATATTGCCTTTCTTGGTCTGGCGCACTCCCAGGCGTGCATAACGCTCCCAGTCCGTCTCGCCAATGCTGCCCTCGCCCTCGGCAATCTTCCAGGTGCCATTCTCATCCTGAAGCCATGGATTCTCATCGCGGGCAATCAGGATGTTGGGATCTTTGAACAAGAAGCAGTAAAGTGCGCCATCCTGATTCCGGCAGATGATTGGCACCTTTGATTCGAGCGTCCCAAAAATCTCCGTTGTCTCCATGCGGCGCGGCTGGCCTTGATCGTTCAAGCCCCATTTTTGCTGATTTCGAGCGGTGTATGTCCACGCCACCACACGCCCGGAAAGCTCGAACATGCGCGTGACCGACTGCTGAATGTCTGCTACATCGTTCTTCTGGTCGAAGAGATGCCGATAACCCTCCGCAGTTTCCGCCGCTTGAATATCGGGATCGTAATCTGGCTTGTCGGGCTCGAAAATGATTCCCGGAGGGCTTTGCGTCAGAACCGCATCGATGGTGCGGCGGCGGGCGCGGGCGATGTTGTAGGTATCGAGATACTCTGAGCACTCAACCTGCTCACCGCCAATATCAATCGAACCGCCCGCCTCGCCAATCTGGTAAACTCCAGTGCCATTGTTGCCGTAGAAGTGCTGCACGCCGTCATCGTAGCAGCGCAGTTTGCGGTCGAGCAGGAATTCATAGATGCGGTCGAACTTCTCCTGCTGCTGAAAGTCTTTGATGAGGCTTTCGAGAACATCTTTCAGCTCGTCAGGCAGCTTGCGGTTGTTCTTGCCGAACGACATAGGCTCGGATGGCTGTGGCTGTTGCGTGACGGGAGCGCCGCCCGTGTCGGGATTCTGCTCGGTGGCAGCTGGCGGGGCCATTGCGGGACTTGCCATCAGTTCTTCGCCGCCTCCCGTAATCTATCTTCTTCGACACGGCTCCGCACAACGCTTCCAGTAACGGGATTATGCGAATGGCAGAAGAACATACGGCTTAATTTAGCAATATCCTCCTCTGCCTTACGCAACCGCCGTTGTAAATCCTGCACGTCTAATTCGTTGTACATTTCGCCGCCATTTCCGCAATCCGCACGATGGTCTTCGCCGCGTTCTGTGCCCGGTCCACTTCATCTTGCCGGTCGAGAATCGCTTTCAGCGCCTTGGCGAACATGACACAGCACAGCTTCAAACTGCCGGGGAAGTTCCGCATCCGCTTGTCTTCTGTGCAGTAGGGGCAGCGCATGTACCGCTGCGCATTGTTGCGGACGCGCCAGTACTGTTTTTGCAGAAACTCCAGATTGGCGAGCGCCTTCTGC